CGGCAAGCGTTCTTGAGTAGCACGTCCTCGGCGCGCGGAGGAAATGGCGTGCCGTCATTTTTCAACTGAGGCTCGCGGTCTGCGCCGTACCAGAGAAGTTGCTTTTCGGTGAGCGAGCCAATCGCCACGCCCTTGTTCTTGCCGAAGTGAACCGTCACGCTGGCGGCGCCTTCGATCACTTGGTCGGGTGGCGGGAGCGACGTTGCGCTCGACGTGCTGACGTTCGGTGCCGTGGCGACCGCGCGTGGTTTAGTTTCGAGAGCGGCACGGATTGCGCGCAGCTCGACTAGAATTTCGTTGTGTTGTTCGGGTGTCATTTGTTTCTGAGTTTCTGCAAAAGTTTGATTTCGGAAGTGTTCACGAGTCGCGCGACATAACCGAGGTCTTGCGCAATCTTGTAGGCGTATCCGGTCGAGATGCCCAGATCGTAGGCTGCGACCTTCATGGACTCGCCTCGATTGATTGCCGAGATGATTCGCGGGCGGTTGCGCGGGTTGCTTGGTCGGCTCATTGTGCGGCCTCCGCCTTAGAGATGGCTGCGTCAATCACCTTAAGCCATTCTCCCCAGATTGCGGGGTGAGCTGCGTTGAGGCTTGCGACGTTTCCGCGACTGATCTTTAGAGCCTCCAGCATCTCCGGCGCGGCAGCGATCAGTGTGTGCTTGGCCTCAGCAATGCGGCGAGAATAGCCAAGATCGGTTTCGTTTGGCCGTTTTGGGCTGACGTGTGTCTGTGTGCTCATTTCGAGAAGGCTTTGACCTTGATAGCGTAACCCTTGGTCGCTGGTTTCGTCGCACCTTTCGGGCCTCCATTGTGCACGCGGGCCAGCACCTCGACGTCGCCCGCAGCCCACGCTTGCGGCGCGTAGCGTTTGAGATAGGCGGTCACGACGCGCTTGGAATAATCGAGATCAGCGCACCGCGAGTAGTCACCGGCAACGCGACTGTCGGCGTGGTAAGCGCGGTGGATTTGAAGCGGGCCAAGTGCCTTGCCGTTGTCGCCGATGGTTGGGCCGAGCTTGCCGCTCGTCTCGACGATGTGCAGAGCGCGGAAGAAAGATGCGTCGGGCGCGGCTTGGGCGGTGAGAGTGAGCGCGAGGAGGAGGAGAGTGGATTTCATTTTGCGAGTTTAGCTGCGTTGCGTTTCGCTGCGGCGATTTGTTTTGCGGTGCAGCCCGCGCCGATTGATTCGGCGAGAGCGATTGCGCGGTCGGCGCGATCTTGATCGGGCGCAAGCAGCGCGAGGACTAGAGCGTGGGTGAGTGCGGTGGTGGAGTTCATTATAAAAAAATGCGCCTTAGTGACTTCGGCGCGTTTGATTAAACGATTGAAAATTGGAGTGTTTCAGAAGAACGGAAGGCGAGATACTTTGCCCCGCGTTTTCCGGTTAGAATGTAAGTTTCGCCATCCCAGCCGCGAGAAATCAAATCGGCCTTTGAAGCGATGTGCTTTGTCGTATCCATTACTTCGACGCTGTACGTTTTGTTTTTAATCGTGGTGCTCATGTTTTGGTTTTTGCTCTCAGGGTTAATTCCCTTCGATGTGAATACCATACCACACGCCCGACGGATTAAAAGACTTTTCTACTTATCTTTCTCAACACAATCCGTTGCCTTTGATAATCAAATACTTATGACTTTTCTTTCTTAGCTATGACGGGCCGATGCCACGTCTGAATCCTGATTCCTGCGGATGAAATTGAGGTGCCTGTAAACTTTTCCAGATGCCCAGAAGCGAGTCCGCGTCGAAGGTATTTGTGCGCGGTGCCGATGGCTATCTCTAGCGACTCAGCAAACTCCTCCGTAGTCATCCAGCCTTCGCCTTTTGGCTCGCGCGTTTTCGCGGTGAGCACTTCGCGCAGTTCGTGCGCCCAGTTAAGCGGCGAAGGTTTTGATTTCTGTCGCGGCATAGAATTGTCCTCCGATGTTGCGTGTCTGAAAAAGCTGGTAGGTGCCGTCGGGAAACAAAATACCGTAGGCCCAGCCCTGCGCCCATTTTAATTTCCCAGTTTTTTTATTCACGTAATCCATGTCGCGCACACAGAGGCAACCAATACTCCGAGCCTCGGTAGGTTCACGCGCTGCGATGGATGCGACCTCGATAGAATGAATATGGCCGTGCAGACAGCTGCCATAGATAGCCGCGTGCGTTCGACACGCGCCGACGCCCGCGTGGAATCCGTGCAGCACCGAGAGCTTGCCGAGATCGAGCACGCCGAGATCGGAATCGTAAGGCAGCATCTTCGCGCGGCATTTCTTCACCACTGCTTCCATCTGCTTAATGCCATCAGTAGCGTAATCACGAAGCATACCAGAGCAAGAGTTGCGAAATTCATAAAGTCGTTCGTCGTGATTGCCACGCAGGAAATGATTGCTCGCGCCGCCGTCGAAGAAGCGACGAAGGAAATCGTTGCCCGCCTCCCAGTCGTCGGCCAGCGATGCGGCTTTTTCCTCGTCGCTCGCGCCCTTGCGTAGATTGCGGAAGTCGTAGTTGTCGCCAGCGTGGACGCGTATCTCAGGCTTCCACTCTTTCATGAACGACCAGAGTGCGCCGACGCTCGCCTCATCAGCCATGTCGCCATGATTGTCGCTGACGACGATGAAGCGTTGTGCTCCTTTAGACATCGAGTGCGTCGCTTAGGTCAATCGAAGTAAGTCCACCGCCAGCAAGCAACGTCTCGGCCTTGGCTGCAACGTAGAGTTGAGCGAGGACTTGGTGGTCGGCGAGTGCTTCCGCGCCTAGGTACTGCGTGAACTTCGCGCCGCTTAGTCTCAGCTTGGCGATGACTGGCACGAGGTAATCGGCACCGGCCTGCGCGTGCGACGCGTCGAGGTAGAGCGCAAAGATTGCCGACGCCTCTAGCGTTGAACGGTCGTAACGGTACGACGTCAGGCGAATATAATTGCCAGAGATACCGGACGGCAGAGCGATTGTTTTTTGGAGAGCCATGTTAGTTGTATTCGGTGAAGTCGAGATTGAACCGATAATTGCCCGCACCAATGTTGCTTCCGTCCAACGTCGCCGCGCGAACGTAAGCAGTCGAGGAACTATTTGAGGCGTGGTCAAAATCGTAAGCGGCAATTAGGTTTGCATCGCTCGCGCAACCACCGACGCCGACGTCGGGCTTGGTCGAGAATCCGCGGTTGGAAATGTCTACCGAGAATGTCTCGGTTGGCGAACCGCCAGAAAGACTAGCGACGTGCGATGCTTGAAACACGGCGGCGACTTGGCGCACGCTCGATGCGGAGATCGCTCCGGTTTTAATGCCCTCGACACTAACGTCGTTTTTATTCTGCGCGCTGATGGTACCAGCTCCAAGAAAAGCGTTGTCAGCGGCCAAGCCGACATAAACCCAAGCCGACGCTACGCCGCTGCGATTGACTGCGCGCAAGAAAGTAAATCCGGTTGAAGGAGTCGCGGCATATAAACACATCGTGTTGGCCTTCGTTGAGACCAACGAGTTTGATCCGCCAGCTTCGCCAAACCAAGTGTAGTCCGTCGCGCTGCTGCTGTTCGTTGCGGTCGCTTTGATTTCGTAGTGATCAAAATCCGTCTCGGTGTTCGGGGTCCAAGATGCGCGCGTGCCGAAGTAGTATTCGCGCGTGCTCTCGATGAGCTTCGGCGTCACGCCAACTTTCGACAAACTTGATCCGCTCGGCGTAGCCGGTGCTGTCGAGTTGTTGGGCGCGGTCTGCGTGCCACCGCTGACGATGTTGCTTGCGATGCCGAACGCGCTGAACGCTTGAACGGCGATTTCGTAAGTCACGTTCGGGGTCAGGTCGTCGATTGATGACGTGCTGCCGCCGATGCTGCGCTGGTCTGCGACAATCCACCCAGCCGTTCCGCTCTTGCGGTAAAGCACGTTCATGATGACGCAGCGCGTTGTGAACGCTGGCACATTGACGACGATGCGCGCGAGCGTGGTGCCGTCGCCGCTCAAATAAGTTCCAGTCGTGTTTACCGTTGGCGCACTTGGGTCGGCTGGCGGCGTGCTGTCTGTCTGCCCAGCGGTCACGGCCACCGCGGTTGCGCTCGCGCCGGTGCTCTTTGCGCTTTGATTCTCGCTGCGGTCATAGGCTGAAATCCAATAATAATACGTCGTGCCGAGCGTGAGATTGACGTCCACGAATCGGCTCGCGCGCGTCTCGGCAATCTTCGTCGCGCCGCCCGAATCGTTGCTCGTGTTACGCCAAACGCCGTACTCGCCGAAGTCGGGTTCGGTGTTGTCGTCCCAGTCGAGCGATATGATTTGCCCAGTTCCGGCGATGGCAGTGAGTCCGGTCGGAGTCGCTGGCGGCGTAGTGTCCGGCGCGACCGTGACCGAGCTGGTGACGTAGCTCGTGCTGATTTTAAAGTAAGATTCGCCGAAGATTCGCACATCGTAGTTGGTGCCGATCTTCACGTCGGAGCTGATGTAATCTTCGGTCTGCGCGCCTTCGACTCGGCTCCACGTCAGGTAGGTCGTGCTCGTGCTCGGCTTGTATTCGATGACGACGGCGCCACCGCTTTGGATGAACTCCTCGGCTGGCGGCGTCCACTTTACTTTGATGCGCGGAACCGCGGTGCCGTCTGCTTGGATAAATTGAGTCGTGCCGTCGGCCGTGAGCGCAAGACTGGATGGCGCGTCGAGGGTGAACGGATCAGGCAAGGTCGTGTTCGGCGAGTCCGCGACATAGATTTGTTCGTCCACGTCCCAACTGTAAACCTCCACATCTGTCTCGCGGAGAGTCATGTCGATGTAGAGCTGCGGCGGATTGCCGTCGGTAGCAAAGTGCCACTCCATCACTTCGAAAACCTTCGACGACCAACCGAGCTTGGCGTTGGTGATCATGACCGTGTCGCCCGCGCGAACTTGCATCGCCTCTAGGCGGAATCGCGCGGTGAACGTGATCTCCTCGCGCGCGCGGCGCAGCTCTATGACGGCCAAGCGTTGAGCGCAGGATGATGAGGTCGTGAACGGCAGCACAACGTCGCGGTAATAGCGCGTGTTGTTGTCGTTCGTGACGTAGGTCGCCGACGAGATCGTCGGAAAGTCGGAGACCTGCCAGCCGTTGCCTTCGCTGACATAAACGCCTTTCACCGAGTTTACGCGGTCGCGCGCGCTCGTGCGCGTCTGGATGTTCAGCGGGCCGACGAAGTGCTTTTCGGTGAGCGTCACCGTTGGGATGCGATAGCCGCCGGCATAAGGAACAACCTTGCCGCCAGAGTATGCGATGAGTCCGCCCATCGCCGAGAGGAGCTTGCCGATGTTCTCGTCGGGCGACGCACTCGTGGCGATCACGCCGTTGCACTCATAGCGGTTTTCGTAGGTCGCCGGAACCGTGATCGGCTTTACCTCGACGTCCTCGTCGCAGATGTTCGCGGCTGCATTGATCGCGGTGACGTCAATCTCGGTCGCGTCCATGCCCATGCCGACAGCCGAGTCGGTGAGATAGTCACGCAAGCACAGCGCAGGATTTGCTGAGTAAGCCGTCGTGCTCGTGCGCGTATCGAGTACCTTCTTGCCTTTGATGACTGCCGAGATGTTTGGAATACCTGACGGGAATTTCTCGGTGTCCCAAGTCAGGCGGACGTAAAGGTAAGCAATGCCGTAAAGCGTGTGTGCGGTTGTCCACTTGCCGTCCGTCAAGGTACTGGTTTCATTAACAAGAAAAGAGTCAGCCGCTTGTGTTGTGCTTCCAAGATGCTTGTAGACGTTTGCAACTCCGCTATAAAAGCCCGTTGCTGCGTTTCCAGAAAGACCAACGAGGTCGTCGTTGAAATATACCTCCTCGATTTCTTGGATTTCGTGGCCAGCTAGAGCGATAACGATGTTTAAATACTCGTTTTTGCTTCCGGTCGTGG